TCTTTGGTATCTGCATGAAGTTTTTTCAGATCTTCGTTATCTGTTGCTTCATCAATAACTTTCTTTAAATCTTTCTCGTCCATTTATTTTAAACCTGTTGCTTTGCTCTCGTTTGTGCCCTTTCGGCCTTTTTATTTAAGTGCTCTACCAAATATGTTATATAAACTTCTCTTTCCCAAGGCATCATATTCTCCAACTCTGTTAAACTATATTTGTGTTCCTGCATTAACAAGAAATTTGTTTTATAATAGTTTTCAAGATTCTCCTGAGAAAGAGTCATCCGAAAAAATGTTCTGCTCCATTAATGTTAATAGAATTCTCAGTACCACATTCAGGACATTTATAATTAACCTCATGTGACATCATTGGCATACTATCGAAATATTCTAACATTTCATTATATGCTTTTACGGGTAGACTATCTATAAAATTTTCAATTTCTTCAGGTGTTTCGTCTTCTACTGTAATAGTTTCTTCTCCTACTGTAACAGAAGCTAAACACGCTTTAATATAATCAAATGTATTATTTGTAGAATTTAGAGTATCATTGACAGTAGGGTATTTTAATTGTAATACGATACCATCATCTAAATCTAATCTACCTTTTTTAATTTCGCCATTTACGGCAAGCTCTTCTAGTTTCATTTCATATGGAATTTTATGTTCACAGTTTCCACAAATTAAAGTGAACTGCTGTGTACCTGTTACAGACTTTTCCTTACAACGTATGAACAAATGTTGTAAATCAAACATTGTAATTTTGCCTGCATCAACTTTTCCAAATGAACAGTTTTGTACAACCGTTTTACACGCTTGTACCATGTCTTCGAATTGTCCGCCCTCATTTGCTAACATGAGAACTTTCTCTTCTTTTACCAACCACGGCCTAAAAGTATGTCTTTCTCTTGTTGACGGTACTTCTAGTTCGAATGTTGGCGTATCAATTTTTGGTAATGCCATAATTTTCTCCTATAATATAACTAGCCACCTGATCCATTTTGTAATTCTGGATCTTGATTCTGTTCCTCGTTTTCCTTTTTCTCGCTATCGCCTCTAAACAAATCTAACACCCAATCTCTTACTGCTGTTCTTGTAGAATTTTCTTCTGCTTTGTTCATACTACTATCAAAGTTTGCCGGGTCACTTGAACCTATACCAACATTAATAGCAGTAGACTCCCAGTAAGTAGCAGATACAATCAATGTAGCTCTCGCTATACCTGAGTTACCCATTGAAAGAGGTATAAGATTAAGAACTTTAGGTGTGACTTCATGTAACACCCAAGCTTTTCTGTAACGGTCCTTCATATCTAAGGAAGCAATTACAATTCTACCCCATGTGTCTGCTGGGAATTCAACTTGTTTTGATGTAGTGTCTACACAATGAGACATCCATCTTTCGAAATGATGTCTAAGTCTCCAATCTACATCACAATAAAAAGTTAAATTTATTTCGTTTCCTAAGAACCCTATATTGTTATTTCTATAATGTGTCCAGGGTCCTACATTAAATTCTTTATTTGTTAATACCATACCAGGTATTTGGACTTCTTCACAAAATATTGAGAAGTCACCTATTGTTTCTTTATCCTGTAAGGCGGGTGGGAAGGAAACTTGTACTTCAAATCTCTCTGAACGAGCTAATTGTCTACGTCTTATTTCTGACATAAACGAAGTAGCGTCCCAACGTTGATTACCTAATTGGGTAACTGGTCCTTCTATTTCTTCTCCGCCTACCTTAACTGATGGTTTTTTAAAGTCTAACCAGCCCATTATACGCTCCCCATACCCATACTAGGTTTTTTCTTTCTTTCTTCTTTTAACATTGTTCTTCTATAAACTGTTCTGTCTGTTGCTCCTGTAAATTGTTGTGTCGGTAAAAATACTGCCGATCTCCAATGTATAGGATTTACTTTGTAAAATCTACTTGTTACTTGACCAAAAATATATTTTTTAACAGCACCCTTAATTTGTGGATATTGTGAGAATCTTTTTACAACTTCCCAACTAGATCTTAATTGTGCTTTTTCGTCTGTAAGTTTTTCTGTGGTTTCTCTCAACGCCCCTAAAACTTCTGCTCTAAATAAAGGCGGTAAATAATGTAAGTTAATACCACTAAAACCACCTATATTAGGAAGTGGTTCAATAATAATTGATAGAGGAAACTTATCATAATATGGTAATGTTTCTGCGTGTTTAGCGTCATAAGTAAACATCATCATATTTCCTGTATCAACACTTGTCTCAAATTTTCCTAAATCAGAACTAAAAACAGACATAGGATTATCTACACCCTTTGCAAACTCTCTAACTGCGTTTATATACCAACGGTCAGAGCGGTCTACATCACCAGCTTCTAGTCTAATTTGTCTAAATTCATTGGTCGCCATGTAAGTATTTATAAGTTAAATGCCAAGTTCCTTTTCAGTAACAAGCATAAAATTTAAATTCTTTTCTTTACAAAAAGACTCCGCTGCCTTCCATTTTGCTTCGTTTACAGCATAATTAGCAACTTCTTGTAAATATTTTTTGGTTTTTCTTCTTTTTTCTGGGGGCTTTGTAAAGCGTTTGGGTTTAACTTCTATTAGATATGACTTCTTATGACCACCTTTATCGGTTACTTCTACATAAAAATCTACGAAATATTTGTGTATTCTGTTATCCATAGGGTTACGATAAGGTATAGCAATCTCTTCTGACACCCATCCTGATACGGATTCGTTCATATCACACCAATTCATAAACTTCAGTTCATAACTAGAACGGTACGTTATCTTTGTGACATCACCTAAATATTTCGAATAATTTTTAGGTATGAACTTTCCTTTATATATTTCTTTAGCGTAGACCATATAAATAAAGTAAATAACATAGGTATTTATATCAGATGAGTTCATTAGTAGACAAAGTAGGAGACGCCTTAGGATTATCCTTTGGTTCGGGGCAACCTGGCAGCGGTTCCACTAAAACAACAGACGCACAATCAGGTCAAACAAGTGGTACCACTACAGGAGGAACAAACACACCTTCAGCAGGAACTGCAAGATCAGCAGATTTAGGTGCTACTACAAGTGTTTATCCTCAAGATTTATTTCAAGCAAATCAAGTAAATGCAGTAGGATTTTATATCATTTCTAAAAAGAAATTAGGATCTGGAGAAAGCAATAGAGGGATTCCCCTAACAGGAGATGGAACAATAAGCTCAGGAATAAATGCAAAGGCAGCAGCAGATAATTATTTAGCAGATTATTTCAGCGGAGATGCAGAAGGAGCTAGCGAAGGAAATAGAGCTTCAGCAGAAAACGTAACAGCTACGGATGTAGGGACGATGGCTGTAGGGGCACTAGCAGTTGCAGGAGGAGCGAGTTCACTTTTAGATAAAAAACTTACCACTACAACTGTTGCATCAGGAGCACTTGCAGTCGGAACAGTAGCCGCTTACCAGGCAATGGGTGATTTATTTAAAAACAATGTAGGAGAATTTACAACACAAGGAATATACTTATATGTTCCTCAATCAATTATAACTGCATATCAAGCTAACTATGATGAAACAGATTTAGGAATGGCAGGCATGGTAGCAGGAGGTTTAGATTTTAATCTTCAAGAACTAGGTGAAGCGGCCGGTGCAGCAGGTAGAGGAGTTATTGGTGCAGCAGCTAACTTACCAAGAGCTTTAGGAGTAAATGCAGACTTTGCATCAGCATTACAAGCAACAAGTAGACTAGCAGACAACCCATTCAAAGAGCAATTATTTAGAAGTATGGGTTTCAGAAAATTTAGTTTTCAATATATTTTCTCTCCTAAAAATAGAGAAGAAATGGCACAAGTAGAACAAATTATTAAAATATTTAAATTTCATATGCACCCTGATATGTCACCCGAAACAGTATTTTTACAATATCCATCAGAATTTGTAATTGAATTTTTAAGAACAGAACCAGGCAGTCCACCCCCACCCGCTGAAGATGCTAATGACAATACAGAGGAAGACGGAGATAGAGAACCCCCAGAACCACCTGTCAATGAGGTAGTAAGAAATGAAAACTTACCTAGAATAGCAAATTGTGCATTAACTAATGTTAAAGTCACATATGGTCCCGATGGTTTCTTTACAACATTTAAAAATTCGGGCGGTAAACCAACAGAAATAACAATGGAATTGCAATTTACAGAACTTGAAGTTCTTACAGGCGATCATATACAGGCAGGTTTCTAATGTATTTTAAACAATTTCCTAAAACAATGTATTCTTATACTAAAGGCGGTAAGAAAAATTTTACGGCAGTCACAGATATATTTAGAAGAGTTATTGTAAGTAAGTTTATACCTGACGCATCTAGATTAAGAAAGCATTATGTAGGCGATGGAGATACACCCGAAATTTTATCTCACAAACTATATGGTAATGCTCAATATCATTGGGTAATATTGTTAATTAATAATATTGTAGACGTTAATAAGGAATGGCCTTTATCACAAGAAGATTTGGTAACATATTGTGAAGATAAATATGGTGCTAACAATATTAAAGATACGCACCATTATGTTTTAGCATCAGACAATACAGTTATTGTAGATTGGGATGCAACAAAAGTAAGCAACGGTACTTATAAGGAAGTAACAAATTTTGAGTACGAAGAAAATTTGAACGAAGAGAAAAGACAAATATTAGTATTAGGTTCTGAATACATATTTAGTATGAAGAGTCAGTTCAAAAAATTAATTAAGTAAGGTTATAATATGTCTGAAGAAATAATTCAGAAAGTTGGACAGTATGAAGTAGAAGAATTCAGACTTCAAAACAACTACGGTCATGATCCTATAATTCTCAGCAACTTTATGGTTGAGATGACTATCTATGAAGATATTTTTTCTCCCTATATGCACGGTAGTATTTTAATTGCAGACTCAAGTGATATAATTAATGGTTTAGGAATACACGGCGGAGAATCCATTACAATTAAATTTCGTACAACGTCTTTAGAAGACGAACCCTCTAATTTATTTCTCAGAACTTTTATAGTTTATGCTATTACTAATAGGGGTATGATAAATGACAGACAGCAAACATATACTTTAAAATTTTGTTCGCCTGAAGGATATGATGATCAAACAAAACCTATCTCAGGAATTCAAAATGTAACAGGTTTTTATGATCACCTAAGAGATCTTTTTAATGAGAATATTTCTGGCGGTAGAGATAGAACTGAGGATGGCCGCAGTAATCCTTTAGATGTAAGGCCGTGGCCACAATCTATGGAATTCGCTTATATGTCTAATAATTGGTCGCCTATACAAAACATGATGTATCTAACAAAATTTGCTAAGAATGAGGATGGTGTACCTGATTATTTATTCTTTGAAAGTAATACAGGATATTATTTTAGATCTCTGTCAGAAATGATAGAATCTCAAAAGCAAGCACCTTTTGATCAATATACTTATGTGGCAGAGGGTCAACCTCCAGTAAGTAAAGAAGGTGAAAGATTATCAAGTAATCAATTACCTCCAAAATTCTCACAATTCAATGAAATTGATATACCGAGAACAATAGATGTATTAGAAGGACAAGCAACAGGCCAATATGCAAGTAATACAATGATGGTAGATCTATTTAGTAAGGAAAGACAAACAATTGCATCTGATGTACGTGGAGATATGTCGGCATTTAAGAAAACAGATACAGGTTTAGGAGTCCCTGCTTTTGTACCTCGAAATTCATTGCAAAAAACTATTATGATGTATGGAAATTCAATACTAAATACAACAAATAAAGTAGGTTTTGGAGTATTAGACGGAGCCTATGTACAAGGAGCGGGAGGTTATTCATACGCCCAGGCCTTTAGAAGGCAATATCTATATTCGTTTAAAGATTATTCCTTTGAAGTTATAGTACCAGGAAGAACAGATATAGAAGTAGGAAAATTAATTAAATTAGTATATCCTAAAGGCACATCAAAGGCAGGAATAGAAGATCAAGACGAAGCGATAGATCCATTATTAAGTGGAAATTATTTGATAACATCTATTGCACATAGATTTAAACCAACAGATTATACAATGAATATGAATATAGTTAAGAACGGATTATTAGAACAAGCAGGACCAACTGAAGATGAAATGAATGTGTCCTATGATGCTGCAGGAGGTGGATAGTGATAACAAATATTGAAGGCCCAAATTTTACATGGTGGACAGGTGTCGTAGAAGATATTATAGATCCATTAGAAACAGGCAGAGTAAAAGTAAGAATACATGGTTATCATAGTGCAGATCTCAATGAATTGCCTGTAAAAGATTTACCTTTTGCTACACCCATCATGCCTGTAAGTAATGGCAGCATAAATGGTATTATGGAAAACCACAGTTTACTTTGTGGCTCATTAGTAGTTGGTTTCTTTGCTGACGGTGAAGACGGGCAAATACCAATGATAATGGGATCAATTGCAGGCCAAATACCTGAAAATCATCAATTTGATGGAATAGGATATGAAGATCCTAATGGCAACTGGCCTAGAGAAAAAGATAAACCAGACGGATATGCTGGTAAAGGGGAACCCGATGTTTCAAGATTGGCGAGAAGAAATGCAGAGGACCATTACAACTTAAAAAATAGAAGATCAAATAGAGAAACAGGAGTATTAATAGCAAAAGCTCCTGATATGTCTGAAGATGGATTTGGAGCGGCGGGCAATAATAGGCCAGGAACAGCGTACGAAAACGAAACATGGGACGAACCACACCCTAGAGCAAATCCTACAGACAATGATCCCGCAGAGAATTTTGAACCTAAATATGTAGAGCAATACGAACCTGCAGAAGGAGATGAAACTTCAATTTATCCGTTTAATATTGTAAACGAAACAAGAGCAGGAATCATACACGAAAGAGATAACTCTCCTAATAATATTAGAATACATGAATTTCACCCAGCAGGAACATGGTATGAAATACATAATGATGGAAGTAAAGTAGAAAATATTACAAAAAATAATTATCAAATAATTGCAGGTAATGATAGTGTACTAATTAGAGGAAAATGTAATGTAACTATCGAAGGAGATTGTAATATGCTTGTTAAAGGAAATTATGTACAAGAAGTAGATGGCGACTATCATTTGTCTGTAGCAGGAACTAAATACGAAAAAATTAATGGTAACCATATGAAAGTGGTAGGTACAGATCAAAACTATACAATCGCAGGAAATAGGCAGGCTCGTGTTTCTAAAGACGATATGGAAACTATTACAATTAATCAAACTAAATCTGTTGGCGGAACAAAAAGAACAACAGTTAATGGCTCTGTAAAACAAAAATATGGAAGTTTCCTTAATACATCTATTAAGAAACATATCCTAACAGAAGTAGCGAGTCATAAGGTTACAATAGTAGGCGGGGATTATAAATTAGGTAGTGGTGGAGTTATGGAATTAGGATCCGCAGGAGATCAAACAATTAAAACAAACGCAAATCAAATAGTTGAAATTGCTACAGACCAAACAAATACTATTGGTGGAAATGTAGATACTGATATTACAGGCAATTTAGATATTGATGCAGCACAAATAGACTTGAATTAATATGCCAGGAGTAACTAGAAATGGAGATACAGCAGGAGGAGCAATAAGTTCCTCACAGTCTACTGTCAAAGCAAATGGCGAGAATATTATTGTAGATGGAGATGCTGTAGCAGGACACGGTGATGCACCACATAACGCACCTACAATGACAGCAGGATCTAATAATGTTTTTATAGGCGGTACTGCCGTAGTAAATGCAGGAGATGAAGCAACTTGTGGGCATACAAGCGATGGTTCAGGAGACGTAAACGTAGGGGATTAATATGGCAACTATTAGTAGAGGTGGAATATTACAAGTTAAGGTTACCGATCCCGGCCGTCAGTTACTTAGTGACGGTAGCAATGTAACAGGAGCAAGGTACCTCGGAAAACCAGAAACAGTTGCAACACCTAGTTACACTTCAACAGTCTATGATAAAACAGGTTCTGGTGCAATATTCGAAATAGATACTGCGCCGACTGCAACACTACAAGATGGCAAAATAACTATTGTAGACCCCGGAAGAAATTATAAAGTGGGTGATGTATTTGAATGTTCATCAGTAAGTTTTGGTGGGCAACTATACGGTTATTTCGAAGTCACTGCAGTCAAAGAAAGTAAGACAGGTTATACTCCGCCAGACAGTCCAACTGTTGGTGGAACAATGAAAGATTTATTCCAACCTTCTAGAGTCGATCCACAATATCAAGATCTAGATCAACATTATTCTAATTATACACTTTTAAAAGGAAAAGGCCTAGCAATACCATTAGATGTTAAACAAGGGTGGCAAGGATTTGATCAATTTAATATTAAATTTCCTGTTGGTATAAATTTATCTGGTTATGTACTTACGGCAACCATAAGTAAAGTTGCATATGGTGCGCCAAGTGGTTTTGGACTTAAACAAAACGGAGAAGTTAAATTTAAATTTGGCGAGCAACCGTGGGGAGAACAAGATAGAAGAAGACTATTAATTTACCAAAACGATTCACCGGCAGGAAAAGGTAAGCTCCATCTTCCTACAAAAGGCGGACAAGGGTTTCTAAATTTCTATTTACACAAAGAAGGTGATACAAATGATAGATTCAATGACTTTGATGTAACACTTAGATTATTCAGAGTAAATAGACAAACTGCACTTAAACAAGACCCAGGTGTAGTAGTTGCACAAAACGTAACAACTACAACAGGCACAGCTAGTGGATCTACCGGTGTAAGAAGCGGAGGAAGCGGCGATGATGGCGGCACTGATATAAAAGATATTGCCGTTGGAATTGCAGCGGGAGCAGCAGCGCTTTCAGCATTCAAAGGTGCTTTAGGTGGTGCGGATGCTTGTGGACCCGCAGAAGGACTAATGGGACTAGCAGATGCAATTGATATAATTGATGATAAAATTGATGAATTAATTGAGGAGTCTCCTTTAGGTAAACTAAATCAAATGAAACAAGAGGCCGAAGCAGCTATTAATGGGGCTTTAGATGCCGTACAAATATTAATACCTGAAATAGGTTTAGGTATTGTAGATGGTCTTATTCCTGATGAATTAAAAGGATTACAAGATGCTGTAGAAGATATAGCAGGCATGGTATTAGCAGGCGCGGCCGCACTACCCGCATTGGAACAACAACTAGAGTATATGAAAGATAGATTTGCAGATGTTGATTTAGGAGATTTTGATTCTTTAGATGATGTTGTAACAGCACTTAGAAACGGGTCATTAGAAATAAGTAAAATATGTGAAATGATTCCTAACTTTATGCCAGATGCTGGCGGTGTAGGATTTACACTTAAAGGAATACCTACAAAATTCCCGGAAATAGATCCGGTAGCGTTTTTAAAATCAGGAAAACTACCAGATTTTCCTGAGTTTGAACTAGACTTAGATATAGAAGCAATTACAAAGGAAGCAACAGACGATTTTATACAGTTTGACGTTCCTAAAATTAGAATTTAACAAAAAACCGTTATAAATACTACTATGGCAAAGGGCGAGATTACAAGAATATATAAGGATATTGACATGGCCTTTACGGCAAATGCAGTATCTCTCGACGTAAATAAAAAGATAGATGTAAATGCGGTTAAGCAATCAATAAAAAACTTACTTTTAACAAAGAAATATGATAGAAAGTTTAATCCTACAATAGAGTCCCCTGTATATAGAATGTTATTTGAAAATAGCATGGTTGTAAGGCCAATGGTAGAAAGACAAATCGAAGAAATACTTGAGGCATACGAGCCGAGAGCATTGATTGAAAGGGTAAAACTTACAGAAAATATAGATCAATTATATTGGAAAATAGATATATTTTACAGAGTAGTAGGAGTTAATGAACCAACGCAACTATCAGTAGTATTAGACAGGATCAGGTAAAATGGCACAATTAAACGTAACAGAGTTAGATTTTGAAGAAATTAAGGCAAACTTAAAAAATTATCTCAAAGCACAAACAGAGTTTAGCGATTATAATTTTGAAGGTTCAGGACTTTCTCATTTAATTGAGTTGCTAGCATATAATACACATTATAATGGTATGTTAGCACACATGCTTGCTAATGAAGGGTTTTTAGACACGGCGGTAAAAAGAGAATCCGTTGTATCTCTAGCTAGAGCGATTGGTTATACACCAAGTTCTAGATTAGGAGCAGTAGCAAAATTAAATGTTAGTATTATTCCGGACAGTTCTTATACATCTACTTCACTAGAAATAAGTAGAGATAAAGGATTCACAACTACAATAGATAAGGTAGTATATACATTTTATCCATTAGAATCCACAGTAGTTAATGCTGTTACAGTAGGCGGAGTAGGCCCTTACTATCTATTTGGAACAGACCCAACATACGGAAAAGGTTATTATTATCCTCTTTATTTAACAGAAGCGGCAGCAGTTGCTGCTGACACAGGGTCAAATCCTTCAGCACATACACATACATTCTCTGAATATCCTGGAGTTACATTTTATATGCCTAGCGATACTATAAATCACGGTAAGTCAACTTTAGGAACTTATAATTTAACAGACTCTGGTGTAAAAATAGAATCAGAACTTACATATGGTAGATACACAGGACAAACTGCAAGTTCAGCTACACAAACACAATTTAATTTTAATAGTTTAGAAGTAAAAGAGGGAGTAAGAGTATCCAATCAATTTGTTGTAAACCTAGCAAACTTACAAGGACCGTTTACAATACCAAATAAAAATGTTGATGTTAGTACATTAAGAGTTAGAGTACAGGAGTCTTTAACTTCGTTGACAGTAGATACATTTAATAAAGCAGATAAATTTTTAAATGTTAAAAACGATACAAAAGCATTTTTCTTAGAAGAAGGCCCAGATGGTTTATATCAACTAAGATTTGGTGACGGTGTAATAGGTAAAGCGTTAAGCGTAGATAATATTATTACTGTTGATTATATTGTTAGCTCAGGAGAATTAGGTAATTTTGGTAGAACATTTAGTTTACCTAGTTCAATATCAGGAAGTGGAGAAACTACAACAGTTGATTTGGCGTATCAATCTTCAGGTGGTAAAAGAAAAGAAAACATTGATTCAATTAGATTTAATGCACCACGTTATAATGCTACAAGAGATAGAGCAGTTACATCTGCAGATTACGAAGCACTAATATTAGCAAGTAATGCTAACGTTGCATCTGTTTCTGTATGGGGCGGAGAAAAGAACGATCCACCTATGTATGGTAAAGTGTTTATTTCCTTAAACCCTCAACCAGGATCTATTATAACAGACGCAGATAAAGATAATATTAAAACGCAGGTAATAGAACCTAAAACACCAGTTGCTATTATGCCTGAATTTGTAGATCCAGAATACACTTATATAGGTTTAGATATAGGTATTGTTTATAATCCTAAAGTTACAACATTATCTAAAGGTGGTGTAGAAGGTGTAGTTAGAGATGCAGTCAATGGGTATTTTAATACAAATTTAAATAAACTTAATAAAAGTTTTTATTTCACAGAACTACATAACAGAATTTTAGCTAGTAGTGATTCTATAAAATCTTTAAATATTGTTACTAGCCTACAAAAAAGAGTTGAAGTTGAACTGAATAGCAGTAAAAATTATACAGTTAAATTTAATCATAAATTAAATCCAAGGGAAGTTTCAAGCACAAACTTTAATATCACAGTAGGCGGGCAAAATCACAAAGTTACATTAAAAGACGTTCCTGGCGCAACAGTAGTTGCCCCTG